TCATGTCCAAGAAACACTTCAGAATTTTTAGCACCACCCATATTGATAAGACGAACAGGTTTATTAAGAGCCTTAGAAACCGCTCGTTTGACAAATGTTGTCTTTCCGCAACCAGGCGGACCTTCCAATAAAAGTGATCTTATATATCCATTTGGAGGGAGTAAAAGAGATGTAGCTGCCGTTTCCATTATGGCGGTTTTTGCCATTTCCATTCCCATGGTCACACTATCCATTATATGACGTACTTTTTGTAATATTTGGGATAAATTCTTCCCTTCTTCGTTTGTATATGCTTTTATTCCAGGTGCGTATTGATTTATAGGTAAACCACTCACATATTCAAGCCATTTACGGATCTTAGAATGTGTTGAACCATTAGTTCTTTCGCACTCATGAATCATGGATAAAATCTTGCGACATATAGGATGATTCATTTCTTTTTTTTCTAGGTATTTAGATACACCATATTTTTCCATTAATTTTTCTTTTTCTTCTTTTTCTTTTTCTTTTTCATATTCTTTTTCTTTTTCTTTTTCTTTTTCATATTCTTTTTCTTTTTCTTTTTCTTTTTCATTCACATTTTCTTGTTTTTCATTCACATTTTCTTGTTTTTCTTTTATATTTTGAATATCTTTATTCATCTGATTTTTGATTTTAAAATATTCTTTTTTAATTATGTCAAATAAATCACCAATATTAAGATTCAAAATAATATCTAATAAATCCGAATTGATATAATCTGTAACGTTTAATAAAGTAAAAAAAACACCAGTTGTTTTTATGACGGTATTTGATTTATCATAAATGAAACAAGTATATATATCATGGTAAAATACATTCTTACTTGTATCTAGTGTTGAATCAGATTTTGTTTTTAGAAGATGTAAAAATACGTTCATTTGACACTTATCTTTTATGGATGCAATATTGACTTTAAAATCGGATAATATAGTTTTAGAATCTGTCAATGTTTGTAGAATAATTGGTACAATAATCAAAGGATCGATACCTGTTCCTATAATACAATGATATTGGATACAAAGAATAATAGATTGTTTTTCATCATCTTTTTGGAAAGTAAAATACTCTAAATTGACAGAAGCAATTCCATGAACAGAATAAAAACAAGTCAAAAAAGGTAATTTTTGTGAAAGATCTTTGATACATTTTATGATCAAATTTTCAATAGCTTGTTTTTTGGTCATTTCATTTTCATAATCTATAATACAAGGTGATATATGTACCAAAAAATCAAAAGAAGGTTTTTCGTTTGATGATACAACATACTCTCCTTTTCCTATGATTTTCTCTGTTTCTATTTCTTGTTTTTCTTGTTTTTCTTGTTTTTAGATTTTGTTTCATCATTTTTATTCTTACTCTTCTTATTTTGAGCTTGATTATTGATTGCTGTTCTCTTGCGTTTTTTTATAGGATGATCAATAGTATCCATTTTGATAATAAATCAAATATATAAGATTTTGAATCAGTCTTATTAATTGATTACTATTTTTTCTTTTTATTCTTTTTTTACTTATATTGTTTCATTTACTATAAACATAAAAATTATTTTTTTACAAAAATTTTTAAATTTATATTTATATTTTTCTTGTCAAAATAAATCTTTATGATATAGTTTTATAATTCTAGGTGATATAGGAATAAGATTTACGTAATTTTTTGTGAATCATTACAAAAAGTATTGGTACATAAAAACATAAAAACATAAAGATATAAACGATTTATACATGAATATAAAAACAGAAATATTATGAAGAATAATATACATCTATCATTAAAAAAAATAGTTGATTTTTTTATCAAAAAACGTCCAAGATCAAATGACAAATTTCACATTTATAATACAATTGAAAAAAATGATATCAAATCATTACATCATTTATTGAATACATTTTATTTCGATGAATATACAAAAAAACTAATTACATATTTTACTATTGAAAGAGAAAAAATAGATTGTCTAAAAATTTTATTTGATATGGGATATGTTGACAAATATGCAACAACATGCTCTATAGCTGCAATGAGAGGACGTTTAGAATGCTTGAAATATTGTCATAAAATGGGTTGTCATTTAGATAATACTATTATCTTACATGCATTTATAAATGGTCATTTTGAATGTCTAAAATATTGCTTTGAGAATAAATTTCCATTACTTGAAAGTTTTATTATTGATATCGATAATATAATTTACATGGATGATGACACTTATAATCAAGGATTAGAAGAAGATATGTGTTTGATTTTTATGAAAAGAAATGATATGAAAATAGATTTCTACACATCTGATATAAATGACATCAATATTACAAGAAAAAAAATATGGATAATTCAAAAAAGAATTTTCATTGTCATTTATTTTTTGAAAATCATCGAAAAATACATTCAAAAACGAAATGTATATAAAAAAATTAATAATTATAAACAAGAACTTATTGCAAAAACATGGTACCCTGAACGTTTTATAGAATGGTGTTTGGATACAGAAGAAGCATATGAGTTGAAAAAAGAAATAAACTTAATATAATTCTTTGCGAATTGTCCATGAAAGAAAATATGTGTTTGGTTTTCATGAAAAGAAATTATACAAAAAAAGATTTCTATATATCTGATATAAATGATATCTATATTACAAGAAAAAAAATGGGATATCATAATATGGATTATTCAAAAAAGAATTTTCATTGTCATTTATTTTTTGAATATCATCGAAAAATACATTCAAAAACGAAATGCATATAAAAAAAATAATTATTATAAACAAGAACTTATTGCAAAAACATGGTACCCTGAACGTTTTATAGAATGGTGTTTGGATACAGAAGAAGCATATGAGTTGAAAAAAGAAATAAACTTAATATAATTTTTTGTGCATTGTCCTGTATTATCTAATTCATTTGAATATATAGATGATAATGATATTTCATGTTTTCCACCATTTTACTTACCAAGTGTTCTTCATTATTGCCTATACTCTTCTGTAGAAGCTTTTCAAAGTGCACAACCTGCTTTTGGTATGCATCTTCTTTCTTTGATGTGTGAAGATACTTTTCTGTTGTGTTTGTATCTTATGCTAGAAGCACATGATAAGAATATGTATGATATCCCTTCTGAACGTCTTTTTCGTGCTGTCATCGCTGGTGTATCGACATTCTTTGAAGATGTGGAAAAAGATGTAACAATTGTTTTGCGTTTGTGTTTATCCCACATGATCTATACTTACAATTGGCTTATAATACAACCATGGTGTTGGGTGTTTCGTGGAGAATTATGCATTCATTTTACTCCACAAGATAGTCTGACTGCAATGCAAAAGATGGAACGTGTCTGGACAGATGGATCTGACATTGTGTCATATACAACACTAATAAAACGACCTGAAGAGCCTTCTGATACAACATCATGGGGGACACTTAGTGGAACACTTAGTGGAACAACAGATGAAGTAACCTCTGCTTTTTCTAGTTCTCTACCTGAGCGATTTGCCTCAGATTAAGTTTTTGATTTCTGACAAAAAATAAAAAAATAAAAAAAATAATCTTGAAAAAATACCTTTTATTTTTCAGGTGTTTTAGGTGCTGATACATTTTGTGTTTTAGATGATGATGCTACATTATTCTTTTTTGTGTGTACATGTTTTTTACTTCTTGTATTTGTTTTTAGAAATTGATTCTCACTATAAGAATTTTTTTTATTTTCTAAATTTTGGTTTATATTTGAATTTGAGTGCTGTATTTTATTTTTCATTTTATTCGCTATCATTTGATTATATTTATCAAAAAAATCTTGCTTGAGAACATTATCTATGTTTCCATTTCTATCTTCAAATATAGACAAATCAACATACTTAAGTATGGGTAAACAAAATGTTGATAAGCTTTGTGTATGTTCTTTTGATGAAAAATTAGTCATCATCATTTTTAGTTGTTGCGATGATAATTTTGATAAATTTATTTGATTAAAAATTTTATCAATCAAATTTATATCAGATATTATTTGATCATCATTATTTTTTTTCATACTATTTTGTGACTGAATTAAACCTCCAATTTGAGAATTATTGACATTATTATTTTGATTTGATTTTGCAGAATAAAATGTGTCATCATTATTTTCATAAATATTCAATAAAGGCGTTAATGACGTATATTTGGATTTTTCTTGTATAATTCCTTTCAATACTTGTATAGTTTTTTTATTATCATAATCATATATATATTCTCTCCCGTTTACAATAAATATAGTATCCGGATGTAATAATATTTCCTTTTCATTAGGAAAACTTGTCAAACCATTTCCCATTGAAATAAATGATGTATATTCCGATGGAATAGTAATTTCTAGTAAACAACAATTTGATGAAACAAAACGATTTCCAATATCGAAAGATACACTTGTTGACATTAATGTATTGAAAGGAATGATGAAAGGAATAGATGCACTTGTTGCATTAGAATAAATAAAATTTTCATCTAAAATTTCATAAATCTTTGATCCTGAATAAACGGTAAATGTTGGATGAAAAACATTTTGAATACTAGCTTTTGTAAAAGCACTATTTATATTTTTATACCAATGTTTATAATTAGAAAAATGTGGTATTTTTTCATTTATTTCATCAGAATTTTTTTGCATCAATGAATTATCACCAAAAAAGTTCATGTATAATAAAGCAATTTTTATATTTTTATATGATTTACTATATAAGCCAATAGCAATTTTTTCAGAAGTATTGAATATATTGTAATGATTATTTGATATTTCTGTTTGAAATTGTATATCTTTATTATTTATCTGAATTAAATTTTTTGATATTACGAATGTTGATTTATGAACAAAAATCGAATTGAATATTTGTAAAAAAGTTTGGAATATATTATTTGTATTCTCATCTTGAAAATGAATATTTGATGTAATTTTTTCATCATCTTGAAGAAGATTTTCATTATCTAATTTGTTTTTTATTATCTTGGATTTTTTATAAGAAGTATTATCATATAAATCACAATTTTTAAAGAAGAAATTTGTATTAATTGTGTTGATGCTACAAGATTTTAAAAAAGCTAATCGAAATAGAATTTTTAGTATTTTTTGTTTCGATCTAAATACACTATTTTCTAAAGAAAACATTTGATCTTCTATAAAGTCATTAATTTTTAGTAAATTATATCTTTCATTATTTCTTATCAAGAATTTTTCATCAGAAAATTTATCGAAATCAAATGAAACAATATCAATAAATGGAATACTTTTTTTGCCATTAGAAGTATAAATATTCAAATATATTTGGAAAAGCTTGAAATCATTTTTTTCCCTTTTCAATTTTGATGTAAATATATCATTCTTTTGAATGCTTGCTGTATTTCCAAAACTAGATTTTATAGCATGAAGAAGCATTAATCCTTGAAGAGAAATTACATTTGAAGGTAAATTATAAGTATTTTCAATTAATAATTTCAACATTTCACTAATAAACAAATGTTCTTTTCCTTTTTCTACTTTATAGTCATGATCAAATGATCTTAATAAAGAATTTTCTTTCAATATTTCAAAAACAACGCCTCTTATATAATGTTTCAAAGAACTACCTCCAGAAATTATTATTTTGTATTCATTATTAAGATTTTTTGTTTGTAATAGATTTAGATTTACTTCACTCATAATATTATCAAGAACTG